AGAAACGCATGGGAACATTTCGATGAGAAGCTTGATTCTTATGTCTTATCCAATGATGCTGGCTACTTTTTTCCAACGCCAATCATAGACTCGCATACCCTAGCCGATGACCCAATAGGAAAAATATTCAAGCTTGTTGATCCTCAAAACCACTGCCTAGTTTTGCTCGGAAAAAAGTTCTTCTTTGAGCCTATTCGTTGTGAAGTGGAGAGAATTTTTATTAGAACCGCTGAATGACGCCCGGGGTCGCTTTGGGTCGACTTTAGCCCGTCGTGGATAGGGTGCGCACTGGTCAAGTCGAATGCAAATGGGTGGTCAAGTCCATTCAGTTACGCATTCTGGTCTGACAACTGAGCACCTTGCCATGAAAACAGGTGCTATACGGCCGAAAAAACTATTCACGCAGCAGTGCGAATTACCTCAAGGGCGCAGTCAACCCACGCGACACCAGCCTTGATGACCTCTCGGGCCTTCGCTTCCCCGATGCCACTCTCTTTGGCGATCCGGAGTGCCGGCCACTTCGCACCGAAATACAACCAAAGAAAATTACCCATTTGCTCATCGCGAGTGGATAGCCTGGCGACGGCCCTATCAATCGCCATAGCCACTTCATCAGTGACGCAGTAATTTTTGATACCTCCCTTGCTCACGTTGTTGTCCCTGATCAAGGCATAGAGAGGAGACACGTACTGAGGCACGCCCATCCCATCCATTCGCCACCAGCCCCACTGCTCCAGTAGATACTCGGTATCGCCCAGTGGCTTGTTGACGTAAGTACGCTTCTTCACGCTGCTCTCCTCTTCAGTTCCCTGATCTTTGCTCGGTATTCAGCCTTGATGGCCTTGATCTGTTCCACGTCGTACTTACGGGGCGCATGAGGTCCTTCTAGCCAGGCAACTTTGTCGGCGCCGATCCGCAGGACTAGGCGGATGCGGTACTCCACCGCATTGCCGGATAGATTGCGATTGCACTTCACGCATTGACGATGGATGTTCAGCGGCTCAAAGCGAAGCTCCGGGCAGGCTCCGACGGATCGATAATGCCCGGCATCCCAGCGGCTGCCCGTCATGAGGTCGTTGTCGTTCGGCGTAGAGTCGCAGCTGATGCACGGCAGATGAGCGTCACGCAGCCGAACGTACTCGTTCACCGCCGCCTGGGCTTCACGAAGGTGATCCGCCCTGCTCTTCAGCTTCTCCTTACGAACCTTGATTTCCCGGCGTTCAACCTTCGCCAGTTCTATGCGTTTTTTCTCCTGCTTGGCCCTGGCGATTACTACAGCGCAGTCCGGAGAACACCAGGTTTGGAAGCTCACTCGTGGGATGAATGAGGCCCTGCAACTTGGAACACGGCACCTCTTCGGACGAGACTGCTTGGGGGAAAGGCTCACGCATAGCTCCCAATCATCTCCGCCGCGGCCAGGGCCTGCTCTTCGCTCTCAAAATGCGCAGACAGCACCAACCTCCAGCAGGCGTTAAATACGTCACGATACAGAGGCTCGAACTCCGTCTCGTCCATACTCGCCCAACTGATTGACTTAGCTTTTTTTCGAATTCCTTCGGGCGTATGGACCAGGTGAAAATGCCCCGCTTCGATGGTCACCCACTCACGAAATGCCTCACGGCTCTTTTCTACTGCGGGGAACCGGGCAGCACGTGCTTCGTGCAGGCCAGAAACGTAAGCCTCAACGGCCTGCGACAACTGACCAGGCTTACCGTTTTGCGCTTCGAAGTACTTGGCAAGTCCCAGGATGCCACGCATTTCCTGGCGCGGAATAAGCCCGCCCACCGGTTCCCAATACTCCCAGGCTAGATCGAGCATGGAGAAGAATTTTCCGTGGAATTTGCCGTTGCGCATGCGTGTGAACTTGCCATGAACAACCTGGCCGGCTTTCCACTTCTGGACGACCTCACGATCAGCCTCAGTGGCCGGTACCAGGCCTTGGGCGGTGCGGATCAATGCGAGCTCAGCCATGCCCTTCTCCCCTCTTGATCATGGTTTTCTGCTTGAATAAAATCCGCCGAGCCAGCCTCTAGCGCCCGTAGGCCTTGCGGAAGTCTGTACGTGAGCGAGAGGCTGGGCTCTTTCTTGTAGTTCATCCGCATCACGCCCCCTCCTTGCTTTGCATCTTCGCGATGGCAGCTCTTGCCTTGCGCTTTCGCAGGTAGGTGTCGACCCGATCGGCCTGAGCCTTTTTGCGTCGTTCTTGCTCTTGCCTGCGTTTCGCGGCATCGACGATCTGACGTACTTCCGCAAGCTTTTCCCGTACTCGAGGAGAAGGCTTTACCACCTCCCCTGTCAGTAACCCTGCAATGGCCCGACCGTCCTCTGTGATCGGTGCAATACGAAGCTCTGCGAGGTACTGGTCGCCCTGCTCTCGTGGGATCAACTTCATCCGTACGGCTGACTCGATAGCGGTGGTGCGGCGAACTGGATCGAATCCCAGAGATACTCGCCAGGAAACCGGTGAAGCTTCTGCACGAGCCTGAGTGACAAGGCGCTCGTAAGCGCTGATGAACGCCATGCGGGCCCCTACCTTGTCTCCCAGACGCAGGATTGGGGCTGCTGCGGTCATGGCCTGCTGGATTTCAGTCGTCATCACCACTGTTTCTGATTCATCGCTGCCGGTTAGCGCGATGGACCACGCCTCATCCTTTCCAGGACGGCCGTCGACGGCCTGGACCCGTTGGAGGATGTCTGCCATGGCCAGCTTGCCCTTTACCTCATTGCGGCAAGCCTTCAGTGCTGCGCGAACAATCTGCACCGGGAAGACTGATAGGTCCTCAGCCATCATCGCCGCGGTACGAGGGTTCATCTCTTGGCCCATTGCCTCAGCAGTGGCGCAGATAGCCCCAGCCAGGCCAGCAACCTCAGCATCGTTCATCTCAGAGGTATTCATTGCGCCCTCCTGCTTGGCGGTTGGCCAGGACCAGTTGGGCCGCCTGCTCTGCTGCGGACAAATTGGCTTCGGTGCGTTCCATTTGGCGGGCCGTGGTGCCATTCACACGCTGACCGGTTACCCATTGGGTGTGGTAACTCTCGGCGTTGGCCAACAGCTCGTTGAGGCTGTGGCACTTACGCAGAACAGCGGCATCGGCGGTTTTCAAGAAATGGGCTGCAACATGGTGGGCGACATCGGCGCCGAGACGATCGACGAGCTGACCGAGTTGGCCACCAACCTTGGCGTTCCACACCGGCCAGGCGCTGTACCGTTTGCGGTAGGCCATGGCGTAGTTCGCCCAGACCTTGAAGGTTTTGCAGGTTTGGTCTTTCGGACCGGGCATGTCGGCGGGGATTTCAACCCGAGGGGTGTCGGTTCGATCAATCACCAGCACCAGGCCGGTGCGGCTCGGCTTGTCCGGGCCGTCCTGCAAAATCTCTGTCGTAGTCTCTGAAGTAATCTCTGCTGTAGTCTCTGTAATAGCTTGCGGCTTTACCGCAGGCTTGCTTGCAGCTTTCCTGCATCCTTGTTTGCAGGAATCCTGCAAACTGGATTGCGGCATTCCTGCAAACAAGTTTGCGCGAATTGCTTCGAGATTCACGCGATAGAAAAGGCGGCATGGCACCCCTTTCTTCTGTTCCTCAAGTACCCCGACTTTGACCAGCTTTTTGCGCGCACTCTCCTGCTCGGAACGTGTCATTCCGGTTTCTGCTTCCCACTCCTCCATGGTCTTGTAAAACCAGCCTTCGGCGTTGTCGGTACGGTTTGACCAGTAGATCGCCTGGGACAACATCAGAGCGCCAGTGATGCCCACACCAAGGCCCACGAAGGCGCGCTGGAAGGCAATAGGTCGGTCAAGCAACTCTTGCAGGTTCATACAACGCTCCAGTTCCTGACGTGCGCTGCAGGCGAGTAAAAAGGCGACACCGATTCAAGTTCGTGAGCGCGGCCTTCGTTGTTCGGGGTATTCATCTGTCGTCCTTGGCATCGGCCATAAAGGGACTTTTGAGGCCCTTATTGGTCCTCAGGCGCTCTGGTATGTATCGGCGCCGGAATGGCTGTAATTTTCCGGCCATCGTCTTTGGTCTAGTGATCACTGAAATCCGGTTTTCGATGAGCTCTTGCGCAAGCGTTTCTGGAGCAATCCCAAGCTCCCTTGCCGCGGCCTCCAAAAACTCCAGATCAGCGCGATCTACGAGACTGCCCAGCGGCATCTCGCGCTCTTCATCAGCCATAGGCCCTCCGCAGGGCCTTCAGGCCGTTTCATTCATTTTGGTAAGCTCGTCACGCATCTGTTGAATGGCAGCTTTGAGGATTTCACGCGCAAGTACGCCCTTCTGCGTTCCATGGATACTCGCCAATGAACGTAAGTAGTTGTCGTACTCATCGTTGAGGCGGACCTTGGTTTCGTTGCGATTCAAATGCTCAGGGTTGTCGTACATGTGTTGCTCCTCGCTGATGCTGTGTTGTTGTCCATATCTGGGCTATACGGAGCACTGGGGAAGCAGACTCTTGATCTGGCTTCAATGGATCGGCGGATGAAATGTTGTTCAGCTGGTGAGATGCTGTACTTGCCCTGGGAATGGCTTGATTTCTTCAGCTTTGAACTTCCCGTTGGCCAGCTCAATTACGTAAACCTCTCGGCCGGCGCGCAGAGCCTTACTGATACCGCTCTGGGTCATCCCCAGCTCTTCGGCAACCTTGATCTGCCCGACCTGTGTCACGAACTCTTTCAGTGGTGTGCGCTGCATACGGTTTCTCCTGCGCAATGCATGCACAAAGTATTACCTGCGGTCTTTATTAAGTCAATATCTGCGGTATTGGAATGTTAATACCTGAAGTCATACAGTTGCCCGATGAAAACTCCTGATAAAAAGCCAGCCAAAAAGCGTCCCCTCACAGAAGTCGAGGCGGCTGAGTGCGCGGCGCTGAACGCCATTTACAAGACAAAGAAGAAGGCACTTGGCATCAGCCAGGAAAAGATCGCGATGGAGGGACTGAAGGCAAACAGCCAAAGCGCTGCCAGCCACTATCTAACCGGCAGAAACGCGCTAAATATCGAGGCCGCAGCGGTATTCGCCCGCTATTTACAGGTGCCAGTTTCTGAATTCAGCGAGCGCCTCGCCAAGGAAATAAAGGGCATAAGCAATTCGTCCGACGCCAATGTCGGCGATGCGCAACAGCCCACCAAGTCCTTCCGCTACCCGGTAATAAGCTGGGTTGCCGCCGGCGCTTGGTCCGAAGCCATTGAACCCTACCCAGCCGGATTCTCTGACAGCTACGAGTTTTCAGAGTACGACTCCAAAGGCCCAGCGTTCTGGTTAAAAGTGAAAGGCGACTCGATGACTGCGCCGGCTGGCCAGAGCATCACCGAAGGCACGCTGATCCTGGTGGACACTGAGGCTGAGGTGACGCCTGGCAAGCTGGTCGTGGCCAAGCTCCCGGACAGCAACGAGGCCACATTCAAGAAGCTGGTCAGCGACGGCGGCCGGCTGTTTCTGAAGCCACTGAACCCGAGCTACCCCATCGAGGCGGTCGACGAGAACTGCCGGATCGTAGGTGTAGTCGTGCAGGCGTTGCAGAAGTTTTACTGACCAAGGAGTGAATCCTTAGCCGAATCATCTGACACGGCAGGGATTTTTAGGGACAGTACTCAATTTTGCAGTACATCTGAAAAGGAAGTCGATATGCGCATCCCTGCAGTTCTAACCATGGCCGT